GGAATTAAAAGATCTGAGCGCGGCTGCAAACGTGCATCAGACGCCGACTGCCTGGGAATGAGTGAAGAGCTGGCATTCACGTTTAAATCAAAAAAATCAAAGAAACTCTCTCCAAAATTAATCCTTCCAGAAAACGACGCGGCATCTACTGTTATTGTTGAAGAGGACGTTAAATCATTGGCCTCAGAATCTGAGAGTTCAGAACATAGCTATGAAAGATACGCAAAAGCTTATGACGATTTTTCAAGAGAGCTCGCAGCATCAGAGTCAAAATCTGTCGATTTTGCAGAAGATTTCGAGGATGTTGAGACTGTTGAGGAGAAACGCAAGGCGCCAAAGGTATTATCAAAGGTACAAAAGCCGATTGTACAAAGTGGAAACGATGGGCTCGAATATAAACTCGCACAGCTCCAACTTCGATTGGAAAAAGTAGAATCGGAAAATAAGGCCAAAACACTGGAATCAGCAATGAATATGGTAATTGCTAACGTCGATAACTTAACTACACCACAGAAGAAAACGCTCCTCCATGCAATAATTTCAACCATGAAGTGAAGAGCCAGTTGAGGTTCATCCTCCTTCATTTACCAGGGAAAGCCACTTTCGGTTGGAATATACCC